GCGCCGAGTCCGCGTGGACTGCCCATCGTCCTCACTGTAGGTAAAGCCCTTGTCCTCGGGGTACTCCAGATGCTCTGTCCTATCGATCAAAGGCCGGTTCCTCTCCAGCCAGGCATGGAGGCGGGCTGCGCGGCTGGAACAGGCAGCGAGCTCATTGCGACACACCTCGCAGGCTTGCACCAGATCATGAGGAAGCCGAACCCGGTTGCGGAAGGACGCAGGGATCAAGAGGGGCTCGGAACGACCGCACAGGCACTTCCACGTAGAGACCTCTGAGTGGTGCTCGACGTGCCAGTGTCCGAATCTCTCGACCGTCTCGGGAGCCCCGGTGGGCTCAGCCAAGTCCCGGTCGTCTAGGTCGAGTACGCCTAGTAAAGCTACTGCCCGTAGGTTCATAGCGATGCCAAGTGTCGCATTCTGGGCGCAGCATAGCACCGCAAGTGCGTCAGAGCACATAAAGAAAGCATGGAGTTTTCAGAGCGCACAGAACTCACGTAAGAGCAGTAGGCGCAGAACCCCTTAGAAATAATACTTTCTTTTAAAAGGGAATCCAATACGAGACTGGGCTGAGACTGGAGTTTTTATGTTTTTTAAGACGTCTCCTTAATGTTTTCCTAGTAGTTTTCTAAGACTCTAACTCTATACGTTTATCTAAATACGACTCAAATAACTTATCTTTCGCTGACTATGAACAGTTTGGTTGATAAGGCGTGATTTTAGAAAAAGTCTTTGGAGCGAATTTTTTCAAACGCTGATCACAGGGTGACGGCTAGCCCGTGGTTTACATAATTTCTAAGTAAGGTATAGACTTTATAAAACCTGGAGGAGCACTGTGTCGAAGACTACCGTCCAGCCAGTAGAAGAAATTACTTGGGAAGACTTGCGGCGCAGAGCTACTGTGCTCGGTATTCCGGCCTGGAAGTTAGCTGAGAGTTTCGCTGTACACGAGAGAGACGGTGAACTCGTTTTTAAAATTTCTCTGGATGGTGTAAAGGCGTAGAATTTGATCTGCCTCAGTTAAACTGGAGAATACGGGAGGGGTTTTGCTAGCCAATGCCAGAGATCAATATTCCCCCCTGCCCTTTACATGGTGCTCGCCCTCGTGCTCTCCATACTGAGAACTTTGAGGGTATTGTCCAAGTAATTGACGAACTTCTCCTAACTGTAAGCGGCGTCGTGGGAACTACTACATACACTCGCTGCCCTTACGGTTACCCCTATAACTTCGAAGGCGTCGTCCGAGCACTAGAGGACCTCAACGCTTCGATGAGCGGGATCCAAGGTGGTGGCGGTGGTTCGAGCGTTGTTGCAGGCTCAGGTATTTATCTAACGCCGAGTGGCGCGTACGACATTATTCAGGTTGATTACGGCGTCGTCGTTTCTGGCGCTCTTGTTGCTGGTACCTATATTGACTTTGATTACTTAAGTGATGGCCGACTTGAGATTAATTCGCTAGCCACGATTAGCGGAGTTCAGTCTGCTGTTTACGTTCAAGACAACGCTCCACCTGAGACTACCGGCGCTCTCTGGTTCGACACTAACGAAGGACGTCTGTTTGTTTACGCAGGCGCTAGCGGAGAGTGGACGCAGACTAATGCTGAGGCAATCGTCCTTAAGAGCGAGGTTCCTCCGTCTGGCGCAGGTCTGAATGCGCCGCCCCGTGACGGAAGCCTGTGGTTTAACAGCCTCATGGGCAACTTGTTTGTCTATGACGCAACGACTAGCGGCTGGTACGAAACTGGATCTACTCGGAGCTTTGCTTACGGTCCTGCCGCACCGCCTCCTTCTGCTCCTGGCGCTGGCTGGTTCGATAGCAGCACTGAGCAAATTAAGGTTTGGACTGGTTCTCAGTGGGCTGACATTACAATAAGTGGAGGGACTATTTAAAGATGGCTAACAAGGTCTACCTAAAAACAAGTCCCTCTGGTGTCTTCGATCCGAATGACGTCGAGTTAGGTGAAGTCGTAATCGACGTCACTAATTCAAGGCTGCAGACTAAAAATATTGCAGGTTCGATTGTTAATATTGCGGGCGAGGGTGCGACAGGCGCAACTGGTCCAGCTGGCGCGACGGGTCCGTCTGGAGGTCCTTCTGGAGCAACTGGTGCGACAGGTCCTGCCGGTGCAACTGGTCCTACCGGAGTTGGCGTAACTGGTGCTACAGGTCCCGAGGGTCCTACTGGTCCGGCGGGCGGTCCGACTGGTCCTACTGGCGTTGAAGGTCCAACCGGAGCTACCGGCCCAGCCGGCGAGACTGGACCGACTGGTGTAACCGGCCCTATTGGAGCCACTGGCCCGCGTGGTATTACAGGCCCTACCGGACCACAAGGTGATCCTGGTGGCGCAACTGGCCCCACTGGTCCCACTGGTGCAACTGGTGCGACAGGTCCTTTAGGTCCTTCAGGAGCTACCGGTCCTATCGGTGAGACCGGTCCTATCGGTGTAACCGGTCCTACCGGTCCAAGTGGACCTACTGGCGCTACAGGCCCCATCGGCGTGAGTGGAGCAACCGGTCCCCAGGGTGATCCCGGCGGCCCTACAGGCGCTACTGGTCCGGTTGGCGCGACCGGCGCTTCTGGTGTTATTGGTGTAGATGGTGCTACTGGACCTAGTGGTCCTACCGGTCCTACTGGACCAGTTGGTGTAACTGGTGCAACCGGACCACAAGGTGATCCTGGCGGCGCAACAGGTGCGACCGGTCCTGTTGGTGTAACTGGCGCAACGGGTCCTGTTGGTGTAACTGGTGCAACGGGTCCGACCGGGGAAACTGGGCCTACCGGTCCTGTTGGTGTAACAGGTGCAACAGGCCCTGTTGGTGAGACTGGACCTACCGGCCCCGTAGGCGTTACGGGAGCCACTGGTCCTGTTGGTGTTACCGGAGCTACTGGCCCTGTTGGTGAGACTGGGCCTACCGGCCCCGTGGGCGTCACCGGAGCTACTGGTCCTGTTGGCGAGACCGGCCCTACTGGACCTGTAGGCGTCACCGGAGCTACTGGTCCTGTTGGCGTCACCGGAGCTACTGGTCCTGTTGGCGTCACCGGAGCTACTGGTCCTGTTGGCGAGACAGGACCTACTGGACCTGTTGGAGTCACTGGCGCAACCGGACCCGTTGGTGTCACTGGTGCTACTGGTGTTCAGGGTCCTGTCGGTGTTACAGGAGCCACTGGACCCGTTGGTGTTACTGGTGCTACTGGCCCTCAGGGCAATACCGGTGCCACTGGAGCCACCGGTCCTGCTGGTTCAGCTGGAAGTTACTCCGTTACTACTACCAGCGGTAGTAAAACTCTGGCTAAAGATGAGTACTGTATCGTTACAGCAGCTTCTTTGACTATTTCGCTGCCCTCCTCTCCCTCGAGCGGGTGGCAAGCTGCCGTGTCCGTGAATAATTTCACCAATACTGTTATCGGCAGGAATGGACAAAACATTATGGGAGCTGCAGAGAACATGACGATGGATAGGGCCTATAGTGTTGCGGAGTTTATTTATACAGGTGCGACTTATGGTTGGCGCTTGCTCTAAAGGTTATACTCAGTCTCGAGATTACACTTAGCTCTCTTGGGCAAGCCTACACTTCATTTAATAGGTTTATTCCATACTAGAGTCACACAAGCTTACAGTCACTGTGCTTTTACTGGGAAAGTTTTACGCTTTTCCAAGATGATGAGAGCTCAAGGTTATAACGTAATCGAATATAGTAACTTTGGTAGCGAATCAGAAGCCTCGGAGCACGTAGAAATTCTTAGTAAGAAAGAATTTGACGATCTTTACGGTTCTCGCCGTAAGTCTGATTTTTATGGCGATGTAGCCGTGGTCGGGAGTGAGGGACACCAGCTTTTCGAAACCAAGTTAATCCCTCGCCTCCAAAGTCGTTTGCGGGAGGGAGACATAATTTGTCATCCCTTTGGACACGCTCACAGTCGCCTAGTTGAGCTGTTTTCCGGGTATAGCCACATAGAAACCGGTATCGGTTACCCGACGACCATGTCAAACGCTTTCCACGTCTATGAGAGCTACGCATGGATGCACTACCACCAAGGAAAAGAGGGGCGCAACGGTGTTAATTACGAGTGGGTTGTGCCGAATTATTTTGACATCGATGAGTGGGAACCGTCTTATGAACCAGGCACTTATCTAGCCTTTTTAGGCCGAATATGCTCTATGAAAGGACTTGATACTATTAAGGAGTTAGCTAACCACACTAAATGGCCCATATTGCTGTGCGGGCAGGGTGATCCCTCTCCTTGGGAGCACAAAAATATAACTTATTTGGGGCCTATCTCCGGTAAAGAGCGCTCAGCCTTTTTACGGAATGCCAGAGCCGCACTGATGCCTACAGTTTTTACGGAACCTTTTGGAGGCAGCGGCGTGGAAGCCATGCTCTGCGGAACTCCTTTAATTTCCGTTGATTACGGGGCATTTACGGAAACTGTTGTCGAAGGGGTTACTGGGTACCGATGCCACACACTCGGTGATTGGGTTGATGCTTTAGATAAAGTGGGCGATCTAGATCGTAAAGAAATCGCAAAAATTAGCCGAGATCGCTACAGCCTGGAGACATGCGGTAAAAGGTACGATCGTATTTTTAGTGATCTTTTTGACTTATCCGATTCTGGTTGGTACACGCTTCGGCCTTGATACAGTTGTATAAGGTAAACGCTTACTGAGCAGCTATGGCTCGCAAGAACTTAAATAAAGCTCTGGATTTTAATCGTTTATCACAATCTCTTGTAGATTTAAACGATACTCGTCAAGTTACACAAGAGGATATATTCTTAGTTCTAGACCTCAACGAGCAACAAGCTCTTGCACAACCTAAACAAATAAGCCTTAGTGGTGTTCAAAATTCGTTAGAGCAACTTCCGGGATTCATCGCGGCGGTAAGTGGTATCGCTTCTACTGTTGCAGTCTCCGGGTATGTGGGTGCTACGGGACCTCTAGGACCTACAGGACCTGCAGGATCTACGGGGCCTACCGGCGTAGCAGGTGCAACGGGTGCCGCCGGACCTAGTGGAGCTGTATATCAGACATATTTCTTAAATGCTTTTGACACAACTACTCAAGTTAATTCCGCCGTCAGCGGTAACGCTTTTAGCTACGACAACACAGCCGATTCCCGTGGGATATCAGTTGTATCCGGGACGATGCTACAGGTAGCTAACTCTGGTGTTTACGATATCCAGTTCTCAGCTCAACTTGAGAAATCAAGCGCTAATAAAGAAGATGTTGATATCTGGCTCAGGAAAAATAATGTCGATGTCCCCTGGAGCGCAACGACGATTGTGGTAGCAGGTTCATCTGAGCGCCAAGTGGCCGCTTGGAACTTCTTCCTTTCTATGAACACCAACGAGTATGCAGAGATATACTGGCACACTGACGATACAGATGTAAGAGCAGTAGCCGTTAGTGGCGCCACGACACCTCCTCATCCTGATATCCCTTCTATTATCCTGACTATGAATAATGTGTCTTGACGGAAGCAATATCTAGCCTATACTCGTACCGCATTACGTTCGATTGATGTCTAAACCCAAAGGCGTACTCAATAAAATCGAGTCCAAGCCGAAAACTACCTCTATCGGGCATGGCGTTAACTCCAGACCTGAGCGACGTGGTAAGAAGCCTTATCGCGGACAAGGGAAGTAGAATTTCTTAGCAGTCGACACGTGTAAGAGTGGCGAGTTTTTATCTTGTTACCGGCGATAGCGTGTCGGCTAACGATTTTGTTTTTGTAAATTCTGTCGGACTCGTATTTAAAGCTAGTGCTCTGACACAGGCACAAGCGACAACAGTCGGCGTGGCTCTTAATTCCGCAGCAGCCGGCGGTTTTGTAAAGATCGAGTCCGACGCTTTTGTTGCGACCTTTAGTGGGCTGTCTCCTGGAGACATGCAGTATGTCGCTGTCGCCTCAGGTGAAATCGCCAACTACCCCAACTGGATTAACGCAGTTGTTTCTGGTGGTTACGATGGCGCCTACCTGACTCCTGTAGGTCGCGCGATTAGCTCATCAGGGATCGAGATTGAGCGAGGCCTTCCTACTTTTATTAGCGCCTCTGGGCTTTAAAATATTTATCATCTAAGATAAACAGAGGTCTTCTGTAAGCACGGACATGACGGATAGAGCCCTATTTAATCGGCAATATACGTCGTTCGACTCCGGCGGCACCAGCGTTTGGCTTGTTAACGGAGCCGGTGTTTCTTCCGCTACCCCAGCGCGCACGACTTCTTTGACGGCTTCTGAGGATCTGATCCAAGGTGAAGCTGTTTTTGTGAGCGGCGTGTGGGCAGTACCAGCCACTGCTTTCTCCGGTGCTTCGAATGCCGAGCACGAGACTATTGGTTTGACGCAAGCGGCGGCTTTCCAGAACGCTGCAGTTACTGTTGTCCTCGATAGTCTTGCGACTGTAAGCGCAGCTAATATTACAGCTGAATCTACACTTACACCTGGTGAGCTGTATTATCTCTCCCGTTATAAGGGTGAGGTGACTTCTCTGACAAATGCGTCAGGTACTGTCGAAGCTACCAATGGTTACGGAGCCCTCGTGGTTATGGGCACTGCTGTGAGTACTACTCAATTAGAGTTAGAGATCAACAGTCCCATCATTCTTGTTCCCTGAGTTATACTTAAGCGAGAGGTAGTTAAGCATGACCGCGCGGCGACCGCTAGTAATTGTTTCCGGTACTACTTCTGAGTTACCTGATGGTGACTCGGTTGTCGGAGTCGCCGCTGGTATTTTGACCGCTGGTAGCGGTTTAATCGGCGGTGGTAACGTCAGTCAAGATAGGCGCGTAGATGTCCGGTTAGCACCTAACCCAAGCGGGATTATCTTCGTCGGTACCGGGGATGATTCTTCTATTGGTTTAGACGGTGTAGCTTTTGCTTCTGGTGTCGCTGCTTTAGATGTAGCTGACCGAGCGTTAGCTTCCGGTGTTTCGGCTCAGTCGAGCGCTAGTACTGCTTTAGCTTCGGGTAATGCAGGGATTAGTATCGGTCTGACGGCTCTTGCGTCGGGCAATGCTGCGTTGAGCGCGGCAGCTGTTGCGCAGGCGAGCGGTAACGCAGGAATCGCATTAGCCGTTCAAGCTAACGGTACGGCTAACCAAGCATTAACTCAAAGCGCTACCGCACAAGCCTCGGGTAACGCTGCGATTGAGCTAGCCCTATCTTCGAGTAGTTATACATACACGACTACGTCTACAAATAAAATTTTAGTGAATCGTGAACGCTGTGCCGTTCTTAATTCTGGTGTTCTTTTGACGTTACCTAGCTCTCCTGCCCAAGGGTCTGAGGTTACAGTCGACGTTACGGGACCATTCACCGATACCGTTGTTTCAGGCAATCAACAGCCGATAATGAGCGAGAATAGGAATATGAGAATAGATCTTGCTCCTAGAACAGTAACTTTGGTTTATACTGATTCTACGCGTGGGTGGCGAGTCTACTAATGAGCACGTTTTCTCAGTTTGACGCAAACGGTTATATAGGAGGTAGCCCCGGACTACTCTACAGGAGTCGTGCGTTATTTCGTAACAGCGGAGACAGTCCATCTATTATTATGCAGTGTTTCGGGATAGAGGTTAAAGATAAGCCTAGGTATCTTTTTTATCGAGATGATTATGCTTATAACAGCAGTAACTCTGTTCCTGTATACTATCATTACTTTGATGCACTTACTGGACAAACGAGAGTAACTGCAAATAACCAGAAAACTGCCGGCTCACAATCAATTGTAGATATGTTCATTAATCCAATTAATGGTGCGATAATGTCTTCACATGTAACGGGACCTAATAGCAACCTTTTTCAAAGCACAGATTACGGCGCAAACTTTACAGACCTAGGGTTTTCTTCCGGTGGTTGGAACACTTTGGTCGGCAATGAAACTTCGGGGGCTTGGTATGACGGTACCAATTTTATAGTAGGCACTGGCGGAGGTTCTTATTTCACAACGGATGGAACAAGTTTTTCTGCTCAGAGCCCGGCTATGGATAGACCGAATCTTGCGGGAAATAACTATAGTTCTTATTCCGGTCGTTATTATTCAGGAAATCTAAGCAACTTAGGGTATCAGTATAGAACTTCTAGAACAGGTAGCGATACTCTTGTTTCTGGGTATAACTTAGTCGCCATGAGTAGAAATGGCCGATACTTGATAAGAAATGATTTTTCAACGCCATCCCTTCAATATTCCACAGACGGGGGCTTGTCGTGGTCAACCTTCAGCAATACCCCTTTTCTGTTTACTAATCAGTTATATTATTTTACGTATAGCGGTAGGTGTCTTGCATCAGATACTGGTGAATTTACGATTATTAGTTCACGAGGAATGGTGTATACCTATAGTTTTAGCGAGGGGCGATGGATAAACTACGGAGGCTTCAATTCAGGATTAGACACAGGTGGTAAAGTTACGCGATTTGGCGGTCCCAACGAGGCAGAGTCTGTACTTATTTCTGAGTTTACGACTTTAGCTAATATCGGTAGTTACTACGTATACCTCTCTGACTTCCCCACGCGTCCTGCTTGAGGTAGTCTTAGTTAGCTTTCTTGATTAGCCATGCACCAGTTTTATCATCCCTCTTCCGAGCCTAATTGGGTCGATTCTGATTGGATCCGAGTTAATACTCGGTTCGACCCGGAGTCTACTTCCGTAGAGGAGTTAGCTGATAATGGTTACTTCGAGGAAAAAGTCGTAGACCCGGACACCGCAAACTACTCAGCTTTTCTGTATGTTTATCGTTGGTCAAATACTATAGCTTACCCCTATTGTGTACGTGAAGTTTTTGAATATCAGCCCTTACCATTAGATCAGGCTAAAAAGTGGATGCTTAAAACATACCCTGATTACGCTGCTGAAATCGAAGCCGCTACATCCGTGGACGAGCTTCAACAAATTCTAAATTCGATCCCTCAAACCTAAACAAACCAAAACCCCTCAAATCCGAGGGGTTTTTTAATACTTTCAACACATATATCGATTAAAATATAGTCAGCCGCACTCACACTTGTGAGCGAACGGGATCTTCTTTTTGACCTTACCTGTTTACAGAAAAGGTTTGCAAGAAAACGATTCCGAAAGCAGATCCTTGAAGACTGGGGCTGCTGTGCCTACTGCGGCAGAACCAAGCCAACGACATTAGATCACGTCGTTCCTAAGGCAAAGGGCGGCGCGACGATTAAATCAAACCTAATTGCTGCTTGCGGAGCTTGCAACCTGGAGAAGTCCAGTCAGCCGTGGTTCGAGTGGTTTAGAGCTCAAGACTTTTGGACTCAAGATAGAGAAGATCGGATTCTTTGTTGGGTGAACCAACGAGAACCCGATCTTCTTTCTTTGGTGCCTGTCTACTTACCAGTAGTTAGCGCAGCCGCTTGAATTACTTCTTGGCGGTTTTGGTAAGGATACCTGCAATAACTTCGATAACCTTGTACAGCTTGCCGTACAGCTCGTCGTCCTTAGGAGTCGGCGTGGCGTTGACGATAGCTAGAGCCAGCACATGAAGCGCAGCTAAAACGCCAGCGACTTCAGCCCAGTTTTCAGATAAATAATGAATCATGGTTTTACCTCAGCTAGTAGAATTCTAAGAGCATTCGTCTTTTTATGCCTGCGATACTTGACGACGCTGTTAAGTCAATTATGAAGAAAAACCCGAAGATGAGTGAATCTTCGGCCTATGCGATTGCCACTAAGCAGCTTCAAAAATCGGGTGACCTAAAAGAAGGTACGCAAGAACCAACTAAAAAAGGAGCTCGTCGCGGAGAGATGAGTAAGGCTAGTCGGGCCAAGACTCGCGCTAAAAAATACAAGATGGAGCGTAAAGAAGGGCGTAAATTTGAACGTAACACGGAGGGCCGGGACTGATGGCTGAAGTAGCTAAGAAGAAAGATCCAGCTAAGTGGGCTCGAGCCAAAGCTAAAGCCCGTAAGAAGCTCGGGGGCCATTCCGCGCGTGCTATGCAGTTAGCCACCAAGTACTACAAAGAAGCCGGCGGTCGATATGAAGGCAAGAAGTCTTCCGAGAATCGCTTAAGCAAGTGGTCTAAGGAGGATTGGCAAACACGAGAAGAGTATGAGAAAGATAAATGAACGAGGAAGACTTTGATGAGCTTGAAGAGCGAGTAAAGGAGATGAAAATTTCCGTGCTTTTCGAAGAACCTTGTCCCCTTTACGAGGAAGACGAATCTGATGGCTGACTTAGCTCGCGAGAAGGGCCGCACAGAGAGATACCTCCCTAAATCAGCGTGGGCGGCCATGTCTGCTGAGGAGCGTCGCGCCACAGACGAAAAGAAAAAACGAGCTACGCAAGGTAAGCCGGTTAATACTCACGTAGAGAATACCGAAGTGGCTAAACGAGCTAGTCGGAAAGCTCGCGCTTATCGACAGTCCAAGGAGCGCTAAGTCGCATTTCGCCACCTAGTAGTTCTTGAGCCTTTGAGCCATCTGAAGGCAGTTCGCTATATACGGGTTTTCTTTTAATTTCTTCTTGCTTATCCCACTCCGCGTGGAGAGCTTCGACCTGCTTGTCGACGTCCTTAATAGCTACTTCAGCTCTAAATGCAGCCCAATCCTCTAAACAGTAGTCAAGAATTTGTCGAATCCATGGTTTTCTCTTCAGAGGGTAGAACCTGCATAAAAAAGTAATCAGCTCGTAAATCAGCGCGTTTATCTTGTTGTACATAACTTAGAATCTTTATATCGAAGTGGTTTTAATCTAGCCATGGCCGAGGCTACTTTCAATCGTGAGTTAGGTGCCGCCCCCGTGGGCATCACCCGTTTTGGGCAGCTGCGCACCGACAACGGACTGAACGTAACTGTAAACAGCTATCGGTCATTTGCTGGTGATGGCGGCTTAGGCCTTGCTGATGTATATGAAATTACTTATGGAGCTACTGGTGTCGGCACAGTCGCTTTAGACGCAGAAGCGTTTGGTGTTTCGGGGTTTGCTGTTTATAAGAACGACGGGACGCTGGTCGGCGAAGTTGAAGCTCCGAAGATGACTCGTCGTTCTGGAGCAGGTATTGCTTACAACGTCAGCTCTAGTGAGACAGCGACTGTTTATGTGTACCGTAAAGGTCGCAGCGAAACTGAATATCGCATTCAGGCTTACGTCGTTTAACTAAATATTCGCGTTTAATTCAGTCGGGTTCTGCCAGACTATTTAAGGCAGGATTCGACTGATGCGCGTCTCACAGAACGGCATAGATCTAATTAAAAAGTTCGAAGGTCTTCGTTTAACTGCGTATATCTGCCCAGCCGGTGTTCTAACTATTGGCTATGGGCATACCGGTGATGATGTCAAATCCGGTCTGCGAATAACCGAAGAAAAAGCAGAAGAACTGCTGTGGCGCGACACCGAAAGTGCTCAGCAGACTGTAAGTAGCTTTGTGACTGTAAAAATTAATCAGAATGAGTATGACGCTTTAGTCTCTTTTACATTCAACATCGGACCTACCGCCTTCGTTAACAGTACGCTTCTAAGGCTTTTAAACCACGGAGCCGAGCGGAGCGTCGTAGCAGCAGAATTTTCTCGCTGGGTTAAGGCAGGTGACGATAAACCCGTACCCGGTCTAGTTCGTCGTCGCGACGAGGAGAAAAAGTTATTCTTAGAGAAAGTTAAGCACCCTCTCTTGGCTAAATCCATACTGGCTGAGCGTGATACTTGGCTTAAGCGACGTCCTGTTGATTCATCTTCTCTAGCCCCAGAAGACAAGCTGTTTGTTCCGAAAGGCAGCGCGTGGCAGTGGAACGAAATTCGGATCTACGCAGGCGAGACCCATCAGCGCGTCATTCTGGAGCAGAAACCGGAGCAGGAATGGTGGTTTTACCCAGATCACTGGAAAATTATCAACGACACTAAGACGCAGGAAAAAGCACCGTCTTTAGATAATGAGATTAAGTTAGTTATTCCTTATTTTTCGCAACGCGATAATAAGAAGGACCCTATGCGCACCTGCTTCAGTAGTAGCTGTGCCATGCTGCTTGCTGGCGTCGACCCAGACGCAATCGAAGGAGACGATGAATACATTAATGAAGTTTATAAGTATGGAGACACTACTGAAGCCTCAGCTCAGTTGGAAACACTTAAGCACTTTGGCGTCGATGCGCGATTTGTTCAGAACGCCGACTGGGATCTGATCGAGCACCAGCTTCAAAGGGGCATCCCTGTACCTATGGGTATTCTGCATAAAGGACCCGTCTCTAACCCAGTGGGTGGGGGTCATTGGATCTGCTGCGTGGGGGTAACCGCAGATAAGACTAAACTTTGGATCCATGATCCTTTTGGGGATCTTGATCTTGTCAATGGAAACTACGTATCTACTGACGGTAAGTACAGGCTGTATTCCAAGGAAAACCTAGGACCCAGATTCCTGGTAGAGGGGTCGAAATCGGGATGGGTGATTCTGGCTAAGTGAGCTAGAGTGTGAGCCCCAACGTAGCTCCCATGCCGGCTGCTCAGTTCGACTACCAGAAAATCCTTGAAAACTGGAGTGTTCATGACGAGCAGAGCAAAGCGGACTTTTTAGATGCTTTGTATGATTTTTATGCTCCGGGTACTGGTTGCTATACCGGCCTGTTTCAGCGATTTCAAGCTGATATCACTGAGTTTTGCCGCCACGCGGTAGCTCAGCGTGGACTTAGCGTGTCTGACCTTTTTGTAGCTGGGTTAGAATTGTAAAAACTTAGTAAGCTGATGGCGTATAAGAGAGATTATAAAAAAGAATATGAGAATTATGATGGTACAGAGAAAGTAAAGAAGCGCCGTGCTGCGCGTAATAAAGCTCGGCGCTTTATGGAACGCAATGGTAGGGTCCGTAAGGGCGATGGTAAGGACGTCGACCACAAAGACGGAAATCCTCATAATAATTCTCCCTCCAATCTGAGAGCTATTGACGCTTCTAGAAATAGAACTAGAAACCCCGATTGAGCTAAGATAAATCTATGAACGGACAAAACTTCCTGCAGCGCCCAGGCGGTCTCGGCCCTATGGCAGGTCGAGTGAAGCCTCTCGGTAGTCCTGCAACAGGTGTTCCTGCTCTTTACCAGAACACCCCTGAGATGATTGAGCTGAATCGTGCAACTCAGCTCGACAATGTCAATCGAGTGTACTCCCAGTACCAGCGTGATCGGGGTGAGTACGCACGTGAGCCCGTGGGTCCTACGGATGTTCAGGCCAGCAATATCGTACCGAGCCAGCAGTTGACAGGGCCTGCTGGGTACAACCACCGAGATAACTTAGTTATCCCCGAGCGTGCCGCTGATCTCAGCAAGGGCGAATATCTGGTGAAAACCCAGAACACCCTTAATCCAGAGCTACGCAATCAACTGAAGATTCTTACATCACTACCTCAACAGAATTTCTTGAATGCGCCTGACCCCACCATGGCGATGCTTCCCCAGAGCTATAACACTGGTGGAACACTGCCCCTTCAACTTCCAGTGAAGCCTGCCAAATGATGCACGCACAAGCTGATAACCTGCGCATGGCGGGTATGCGCTTAGGTTATGGCCCTAAAGATATTGCGCGCATGGTCTCGAACCCGAGTGAGATTACTGCTAGATTGCGGTATTCTCAAACTTTTCCCCGTAGCTGATGCAACTGCATACTGCTGATCTGGATTGGATCACGCCAGATGCGGAGAAAGTAATTGCAAGACACGCCAGGGTCTCTACTAAAGACCCTGATCGTGAGGATTACGAGAAGCTTTTAGTTTATTGCATCAAACACGGACACTGGTCTGTTTTTGAGCAAGCGTCTGCCAGTTTTGAGATCTCGACAACTAGGGCGATATCGCCTCAAGTTTTGAGGCACAGGAGCTTCGTATTTCAGGAGCTGAGTCAGCGTTATTGTGCTCCTAGCGAAACCTTAGAACTCGAAGAGAAGCCCTTTCAGTTCGAGCTTCGCTTCCAAGCGTCTAAGAATCGGCAGAGCAGCGTCGACCGTCTGCCTGTTTATCTGTGCGAATCGTTCTGGGAGCGGTTGGAAATTGTCGATAGTCAAATCCAAGGGCTCTATAACGAGATGCTCGAAGCAGGCGTGGCTCGTGAATGCGCAAGGAATATTCTTCCGTTGTATACACCTACCCGTATGCACATGAGTGGAACCGTCAGGAGTTTTATCCACTATGTAGGTTTACGGGGTAAAGACGACACTCAAAAAGAGCATCGGCAGATCGCACGCTCTATCGGTTATCGACTCGCTCGTGAACTGCCTACGGTTGTTAAGGCTGTAAAAGAATCTGGGGATCCTTCTCTTAAAGGTTGGGACTTTCTGCGTTACCTACCTCAGTAATTCAGCTTTGTATCTTCTTTATTGGTAACATAGAGTTAAGTCTTAGAAATAGTTGTGGCTGACAATCAGAGGCAGCAAGCTAAAGCTAAAGCTCAGCGGATGCTGGAAGCAGGTAAGTCGCAGGAGCGTGTGGCAGCTAAGACTGGCTTAGCACCTAAGCGTGTTGAGCGTCTCGCCAGTCAGGTTTCCGCCCCTGCTGCTCAACCAAAGACTCCTTCTTACACTGGAGCACTCGCTCAATATGCGGCGCCCGGCGGCTTCGGCGCTGGAGCCTATATGCGTGCGCAGGAAGCAGGATTGACCGAACCGGAAATTCGAGCAGGTGTAGAAGAGCTACGCAAACAAGGGATGGATATTGGCGCGCGAGTTGAAACCGCAATCAAAGGTCCTGGAGGTCAGTTTGCTGGAGGCACTGCGACTGACTTTGGCTCTGGCATGAATTACGCGTTCCGACCAGTATTTATGCCTGGTCAGGAAGGCGTGGGCGAAGCCGGCAAAGGTGTTTTCTTTGCTGGTGGTCCGATGACAAGTCAGCAAGTTATTAATATGCTCCAAGGTAAGCCCCGCGAAACCTGGGTTTTACCTGCTAGCACTCGTGCACCTGAAGAAGGTTATCGCGCTCCTGAAGGTACTTCTTATGTTGATGTGACTGCAACACCTGCTCAGCAGTCCACTCAGTTTACCGCTGGTTTAGATATCCCTCGGCTTGCTGCACAAACCACGAAAGCTGCCGAGACGAAAGCACCTGTGTCCAGCACAAAATCCCAGAGTGTTCTCCAAGGCAAACGCAAGGAAAGCGCCAGACCGGCAGCCAGAAATCAACTTCTAGAAAACTACGTCCAAAGGCTTTCTGGGAAGCCTGCAACAGATACGGATTGGGATTGGTTTGACCGCAGATTCCCTGTGATGAGCAGAGCTTTTACCTGATTAGTGGGTCTGACTACTGGGCTTCTTCATTCCACTTGCGTATTAACTCAGGCGGCGGAGTAATCGAATGTTCTTGAATCATTGTTGAACCTCGTAGTGTGTAGATTTACTTTGTACCTTCGATTTCATCAGCCAAAGCTCGTAGATCGTCTTCATCGATAACACCAGACCCCGTGGCGTGACCGAAGCTTAAACGAAACGCCACTGTGCGTAGTACAGCTGCAATCGCCTTAGTGTTTGTCCAATCCAAATCATGAGCAGCCTTCACGACTGCGTAACTATCCGAGGAGAGCCCTCTAGTTTTTGATTCAGTCACGGCTGTTTACGGATTGACGTTCTCCCAAGGGCTCGGTTCTTGGATTGGAGCAGGAGTTTTTGGCAGCGTGGACGCCGCTTGCTGCAACTGCAAGTATTGCAAAGCCTGTTTATGTTGATTTAGCTCAGCACTTAATTGCTGTGTCTGAGCCTCTGCCCATTTACGTGCGTTGAAGGTCAGTTCATCCAAGGCAGATTGCGAGTGCGGGAACGCGAAGATAACTCCGCCACCTTGTTTGACTGTAATTTTTTGACCGTTCGTGCTTTCAGCTAAGTCGCATAAAAAGTCGTGTGCACGTTGAGGAGGGATATTGGCGAGCACCCCAAGCTGGATGGGATCGATCACTCCTCGATTCGTTTCGTAAAGCGTAGAGAAGCAGGCAGTAACTCGTGCCGCAGTCTCTTCGTTGTGTTTTTGGCGCAGAGCACGCTCGCGTCCAATACCAGCACCTCCGATAAGACCGCCAGCAAAAGCAAGCGACGCCCCTACAAACTGCGGAGCCACAGCAGCCGTGGTGATACCAACAGCGGCAGAGGCCGCTACTGCCAACGCAAGATTAGGATTTAACCGGATCATGTTTCTGGAAAGCTGTTTCCCAGCGAGTGTTGTTGATGTCCTGGGCAAACTCCACTGGAGAGGGGAGTCGATCAGGGCCTTTTGCTGCACGATCGGATTGTAGGTCAAAAGCTTTGATGCGGAGCCCTTTTATACCGGGGATACCATCGTTTAACACTACTTTTACGTTCGGTAGCTTCAAGATATTCGTTAAAGCTTCCTTAGTACGCTCTACGAAACGGTGCTTTGCGGCGGGCTTGTATCCGCAAGCCTTACAGAAGTTTGCGTAACTGGGATATAAAGCACCATAAGCATTGGCCACATACATTCCTTTCTCGGCCTCGTCAGTATTTGGCTTCCGCGCCCCTTGGCCAACAGGCGTAACGCTGTTTGGAGCGTAAAGGCAGCAATCGTGGAGCCACGCAACGAACTGATTATTGAATAGGAGAGCCTCGATGTTCGTGCGGTTTAGGGACGGGACGTGTTTAGTCGGGTTAGCTAGCACGTCTTTCATGGTGGCGTAGGGCATTGAGAGAGCCCAGGTGACAATGCCACTCATCTCAGGAACGAAAGCGCCTTCGATGCGATCGTCGAAGACACTAATTAATTCCTTGCGGAGACTCGGGTCTACGACTTTATCCATGAGGATAGTCAGTCGCCTACGCTCCAGACCGCTACTGGAGTCGTTTGATGTGATGTGTTCGTTACTAGCTATACAAACTAAACATTCTGGCTTAAAGCTTATGATCTCTTTCCCGTACTTTCTTTCAGCACGAAGGGTATCGGAAGCAGACGTCAGCTTTTTCAAAACGTCCATTCGACGGTTGTAGTTTGATTCGTCCGTCAACAGCAAGAGCTTCTTGCCGATCAGGTTGTAGCTCTCAAACTTATTAGTCTCGATAACTTCGAGACTCGACGTGTGAGTGCCGTGGAAGCCGGCCAGTGCAACCATCAGCTGTTGCATCGTCGATTTGCCCGTGCCACCAGGACCTACGAGGTGCAGGAATCTCTCACCTGCCGTGTAACCGGTTAACAGAGCGCGAGCAAATGCTTGAATCAGAATTTCTTGTCCTTTATCTAGTGCAGAAGTGATCCAGCGCATGAACTCAGGGCATTGCGCTTTGGCGTCGTATTCATAAGGGAGCTTATGGCGGAGATAGAGCTCCTTCCTCCTGCCTTCCTCGAACTCCAACGTAGTTGTGTCAAGAACCCCGTTCCTAAAAGGGATATAGCCTCGTGATTTCGTCCAGATACTGCGGCGACCTCCGTCTGCAGACTTAAGGAGTTTTGCCTTCAGGATCGAAAAGACGCTATTTATCATAGCTGCGTTGTACTTCGACAACACACCTGCGGTAACAAATGAGTCTAGTGCTTTTACGATCCTGCGTTTGATGTGTTGTTCATCTTGGTGGTACCAAATATCTTGATCTTCGTCGTAGTGGTAGAACTGATCTAAGTAACTGTCGTATATAAACTGATCTCCCTGGTTCGTGACGATGATATCTGCAACGTCATTTTCCGAAAACTCTCTGTTTTTTGTACCTCCTTGGAGGTTGACGAGCTGCGTGGGAGTTGATGGTGTGTTCACGTCTTTTGTTTTTGTTGTTGATTTTGATGTTGTTTTTTGTTCAGAGGAAGAACTCAGATCAAACTCAGACATATCGAGCACAGCGTTTACGGCCACATCTCGTTTTGCTTGAGCTAGAGCCTCCTTAACCTCGAACGAAGCGTGTGTGTCGAAGACAGACCGACTGATACGCCTGATCTTCTTCCACGTACCGAGCTCACCCAGTTCTGAAGCTAGGGAGACTGCAGGCTGTAATTCCTCTGGATTTCGAATGGAGTTAAGGATGCGATCGAATTTTCCATCGATGTCGTGCGGATAGCCATAGATATTATAGAACGCACGGTGTGCTAGCGTCAATGGCTCAACGCACAGAGCTACCTCATTTGCCGAGCACCAGTTTGCCCATCCAAGCAACTCCTTAAAAACGGCAGCCATCGTCGAGCTGCGGTCGCCTACTTCCTCCCCATCCAAGACGGAGCGTACAGTGTTTGAGACTAAGCGCTCGAGGTCCATACCGTTTTCACGGATGGTTGTCTTAGTTAGGTACTCAGCTGGGTCCCCTGAATCTGTTTCGTCTGGAGGGAGGGACGCAAACGCGCGGACTGCTTCGTCAATCTTTTCAATAGGTATGAACCGACCAGGTTGTGCAAAGATTGCGTCCTGGTTCTTAGGCCCGTAGAAGAGATTCGGAACCGTCGTGGCCCTGACGTCAGACCCAGGAATCTGGGCATAAATCTGTTTACAGAACCACTGGTAAAAGGAAGCGTTGATGACTGGCTTCTCTAAGCCAAAGACCAGGCGAAACCTAGGCCAACCGTCTTTCGTAGAAGGAGAGTAATAACCAAGGGTCAGGTACTTTTTACAGATATCAAGCTCTAGAGCTTGTTCTACAGTTAATTCTTGCTTTTGTACTTTGTTACCACCCTGATCTTTATGATCAGCCTGATTATCGATATCGACAATTATTAAGCCAGCTTGGATAACTCCTGTTGAGTTTTTTTGACGTTTTCCGTCTTGTAGATGCCACGCGCAGAGACCTGCCTGGCGACCCAGAATTTCCGCTAGCTCACCCGTGGCCAATTCGCAGGAATCCCAGCCAGAGTTAAATGCCGCGAAGTTGCCGCCGTCAGCGATTTTGCCCAGCTCAGGGTGCAGGTGAGGGACAACCCCGAGGTTTACAGAGCAAATGAACTTCATGGGATGTCGCTGAGCGTCTCTAGTATGGCGTGTTTTCCGGGGTTTGGACCCTAAGAAAAAGTGAAGAACCCTTTCCTGGGCGCCGGTCTGGCGGACCTGATTCTACTTCGCCGGATTTAACTCGTAGTACTGTTTAACAACTTCGAACCAACTTACTTCGTCTTTTTCAACCTCCTCAGGTCCGAAGGTGAATATTTGCGTGTTGAATTCTTTAATAGCTGTCGTAACAATAATTTGAGTCTTATCGATTTTAATTCCTAAACAAGCTTCCGCAGCAGCTTTATAAGCAGCAAGTTGGAGCCTTGTCTTCTTTGTTTTAAATACGCCCGAGATCAAAGCTTTCTTAGTCTTTTCGTCGATGTTGTGGTTTTTATTTGGAAACCGAGCTGAGTAAGGTCCGTTGCTGGTCTTGAAGTCAGCCAAGATGATCTCAGCGTTCGAGTTCATGTAGATCAAGTCACAGCAACCTGCGTAGCCGTGCCCAGTCTTTTCGTCGTAATAGTGAATCCGACCTACGCCGTCATCACCTACGTACTTTGCCCAGCGTGGTTGATTGAAAGGTTTCTCAGACCAGAGAACGCGACCTCCTTCAAGAAGATCATCTAGTAGTTCAGGCACCCCGTCCCAGTAAGGCTTGTATTGCTCGGACGGGATAACACGAAGCCCCCTCAAGTAATCTTCAACACTGTTGTGTATCCACGTTCCTCTAGTAGCAGCGGCGTCTGCTGCGCCAGGATTTAAGGCGTTCCAATGAGCAAGTTTTGCTCGTGTAGCCTCAGTCTGCGTGGCGCTCAGGATTGAGGTTACAGAAGGTAGTGGCTTGGGGACGCCATTACAAACGTAGTGCCTTAAACCGTTAACCGTTACTCGTGTATCGGACACAATAAAAGTGTCAATTCCCCATTAGCTTAGAACGAACTTGAGATTATAGTTCCGTCATTATCATCTTCATCTTCATCATCTTCATCGTCCAGGAAGAATTCTTGTTTTTGATACTGATAGGCTCTGTTGCGTTGCTCCATCTCCGACATGAGACACAGAGCTGCGGAGAAACCCTCGATTGTGATGTCTGCGCACTCTTCAGGGCTACGAACGTTACCCTGATAGTCAACGCACTCAGTAAGCAGCTGTTGACTTACAAGCAACGCACTGATTTTATCTAGCAGTACGTTCTGTTCTTTCTGGAGCTCAATTAAGTTGTCGAGCTGCTTGTACAGACGCTTGCTCACAATTTAAGGTCTTGAGGGCGGTGCCAGCCTACTTCGAAATCTATCTGTGTATTTACAGCTGCTGCACCTGGCTTTTGAAAGACAAACCACGCTGAAGTCACAGGATCTTTTGCTGTAGTACCATCCGCACGGAATGAAGGCCTTGGGCTCAAGATCTTAATGTTTGTGAGAGAAGAGTCCTGTAAGAAATCTTCTCGTGCCCGCGTGGGCTCTAAGAATGTTAATCGATCTAGTATGCACACACCTTTTCTAGCTGCCTGTAACCCACACTCTGTTATCCATTTTGTGTAGTCCTTCATACCTTGTGTGATTGCTATAACCCAGTCAGCTTGGTCTTTTTGCGCCACCCACCAGTCAAGATCTACAAGATTTTCTTCGTTGTCGTTTGTCACGATGTCGCTTAGTCCTGTTCGTCTTATCTGTTTTTCTAGCTGCCCGTTAAAGTCGCAGGGCAGGAGGATCACACCGTCGATAAGCCCAGAATTCCCGATAGGATCGAAAATATACCGAGGTACGGTGTAAAAGCTGGACATGACTGAAGAATTACTAAATAAGCTTAAGTCGCACCTAACTCTTGAACAGAGTTTCACTCACCGTGCTTTTCTGGATGGGCTTGAGAAGCTGAGCCCTCAGGAGGCGCGAGAGGTCCTTGGAATTGTATATGCAAACTATCTGATTCGCGGCAAAATCCTTGAGAACATTATAAAGTACTGTGTGAGTTATGGAGTACACTTGCCTTCCTTCGGTGACTTACTGGATCTGTAGGCACAAAAAAAAGGAGCGCCTAAACGCTCCCTCTTTGACTCATCCTCTTGTGTTAGAAGTCTAGACCGGCTGCTTTGAGAGCTGCCTTCTGCTCCTCACTGAGGTCCTTCTTCGGAGCTGCTTTCTTAGCAGTGGGCGGTTCCGATTCCTCGGTTTTTGCACCCGGCGTACCAGCACCAGCAGGCAGAGAGGCGAGTCCAGCAGGAGCCGCGCCCTCTAGTCGTTTGGGGTTGGCTTCCATGAAAGCCTCTTTAATCGCCCCGTGGTCTTCGCCCAGAGGAAGCTCAACCAGATTAGAGCCGGGGATACCACTTCGTAGAGCAGATGCCACCAGGTCTCCTGAACCACCCTCGAGCCACGCCGAAATGTCTTCGATAAGCTTGCGCTCATCATCATTCTGAGCGGGGCGGTCCTTGAATTCCAGAGCGTTGTAATTGATTTTGGCACCGTCTGCACCCGTCATAGGGTCCCTCTCGTTGAAGGACTTCTGAACGAATTTAGTCGATGTGATCACCTCACCAACGTTAATCCGGTTGTTGTAGAGCGTCTGGAAGTACGAAATAAAGTTCTTCTGGCTCGACTTACCGCTGATGATGCTAGTGCAGACACAGCGTGGAGGAAGCAGACGATGAGAAGGTGTGACACCAATGTAACTAATACGAATAAACTCCTCGTGCGATCGCATACCGAGGTTACCGAAATACGGGGTGAACCCAAGAAGGATGAACTCAATGGGTATCCCATTGTCGTTCGAGTCGGTGATGGCCGCGTCAGGATCAGTATCGGATTTCCAACGACGAGCCTGAAGGTCGATGCGAAGCGTGTGCGGCGGGATCTGACAAAGAATTTCATCAGCCGAAAATTTGCCTGCGATAAAGACCATGGTCGTAAATCAGAGAGAGAAGTCCAGTGAACCGAGAGCAGCCGTAGAGACGCGACCCTTATCTGGGTCTGCCGCTTTGGCGGGTGCAGCTTTCTTGCTGCGCGGGAGGTAGAGAACTTTCTCTACTCCATAGTTAAGGTACT